TTAATAACAATTTTTGCAAGGTCTTGATTTCCCACTTTCAGATATAGTTCCGTTATATATTGTTTTAGAGCGACCTAAACTTGGACAGTCAGGTGTTGAATGATATACTTCTCCGTTTGGAGTCCAATATACAGTTTCGCTTGTGGTAGTTTGCGTTTGTTGCTGAGCTTCAGCTTGCGCTTGTTGTTGAGCCTCAGCCTCGGCTTGAGCTTGCTGTTGAGCTTCCGCTTCGGCCTCAGCTTGGGCAGCAGCCTGAGCCTTTGCTTCTTCTTCAGCTTTTTTTCTTGCTGCTTCCTCCTCGGCTTCTTTGGCAGCTTTTTCTTCAGCTTCTTTCTGTGCTTTAGTAGCAGCGATTGCTTTCTTATCCTCTACTTTTATTACAAGTTCATTACTTTTAATTTCATTATGTTCAGCCCAAATTTCATAAGAACCAGATGATGAAGAGCGGAAGGTGATTTTCCCGTTTTCAATATTTAATTTTCCACCGGTACATTTGAAATCACTATCAGATAATTGGTAATCATTTGGTGTGGTACTGACTGTTATTGTAACTTCTTGATTGATATCATATGCACTGGTTGTATTTGCACTTAGAGAAATTTCCTCTAAGCTATCAGGAGAAAATAATCCTATAATAGCAAAAAACAAGATAAATGCAGTAACTGCAAATTTAACAGGCTTTTTCCAGTCAGTATATTTCCACATGAGGAATAGACCTACTGGGAAAAATAGAATTATTAATGCAATGATCCATCCAGTTTTTTGATACCATTTTTTGTTATTCCCGTTATAATCAGGAAAATTGTTTTGAAACATGTTCGGTCCTCCTTGGTTTGTAGTTTTTTTGGATGAGGTGCGACTTCCGGTAGACATGGTATAAGATATACCAGTTCCGGGGATTCCTACAGAAGCAGTCTTCTTTCCCTTGGAATTGACCGTGTAATGAGCTCCACGTTTGCCAAATGTTATACTGGTGCTGTTCTTATTCAGATTTAATTTGACTCCGGGAGCAATTTTGAAGCTCTTTCTAAAACGCAGCCCCATAGTTCCTCACTCCTTTGTAAACCTGCCGATCAGGAACACCACAATCCTAATCAGAATCTGCTTAGAATATTTTTAAGCAGACCTTCCCATAATAAGCACATGAAAATATTATTATCTAAAATCATGTACGAAAGAAATCTGTCTGCCCGCCAGGTAGCGATTCTGTCGAATATAACAAAATCGTCAGTTCAGAAGATCATGAACGAGGATTCCAATCCTACGATCAGAACACTTGAGAAGCTGGCAGCAGGTCTGGGATGCAGGATCACAGATCTGTTTGAGTCAGATTTCAAATAAGTGTCCACTATAGTGGACGATTGTGTAAGACCCCATAAGTTCTCAGTCAATCGATTGTTTACTTAATAGAAACAAACAGGAAAAAGAACAAATGTTCGACGAATCTATTGATTTCTTATGGCAGATGCCGTATGATGAAATCAAGGAATTTCGGGAGTTTTCTTGCTGGGAACGGAGGGACTACATAATATGAATTATAAAAAACTCATAATCAAAATGCTCGATGAACTGGATAACACACGATTAAAAAATGTATACTTCTTTATTCGTGGACTCTTAGGACTGAAATAGATCAGTCCTTTTTTATTTGAATAGAGTTCAGGAAGTCTTCTAATACTTTCCAACCAGTTTCATCAAGTGCTGCAAGCCCTGAAATCAGTCTCTTTTTAAAAGAATCGTCTTCCTCAGTCATGAGCTGTCCGACAAATTGTGCGATTTCATCAGAGTAGGACAGTTTCACAAACATATCACCCTCTCCAGTACGGAGCCAATTTTCGTTGACGTTATATTTTGTACATATAAGAGAAATGGCTGCATCACTGGGATTCCTTTTCCCTGTTTCATAACCAGCAATATTGTTTCTTGCAGTTCCTAATTTGTCAGCAAACTCTTGCTGAGTCAAATTCAATTCTTTCCTTAACTGCTTTAGGCGTTCGTTCATTTCATCACCTCTTTTCTTGATTTTGATTATACAGCATACAAAGAAGAAAAGCAATAGAAAATGTGGCATAATAACAAAAAGTCGAAAAGCCACAAAAAAGTATTGACAAAAGTTTCAAAGCAACATACAATAGACACATAGCAACAAAACAATCGTAGAAAGGAGAACAAAATGTCAGAGAAAGAAAAACAGATTATCCAGACACTGGCCGATAAGCTTCCGGCAATGAGTGAAAGAGAAAGAGGATACCTTGAAGGAACGATTGCAACTGCGGCAGCAATGAGCAGTAAGAAAGAAGAGCAGGAGAAAAGCGATTCAGAGAAAAAGGTTGGATAAGATTAGAGAGGTGAAAAAAGATGAAAATTTCAGAATGTAATGTACCGGTAGCTGAGAATATCGAACGAATCATAAATGAAAAAGGATTAAAGAAAGCATTTGTTGCTCAAAAGGCTGGTTGTACAGCACAGATGCTTAGCGACATGATTTCTGGAAGAAAGATTATCAAAGCATGCGATATCGTTCGGATTGTAGGAGCGTTGGGAGTAGATCCTAATTATTTATTTGGAATTGAGAAAGGAGAGTGAGAGATGTGAAAAAGTTCGATGCATTAAAGATGGTCACAGACGAACAGAAGTTTTCAGAACTGGTATTTGACATGGTTTCGGAATGCAAAACAACCGAAAGGCTTACGGAGCTTCTGAGGGAAGAAATGCCAGAAAAAGAGCTACAGACATTGAAGTCCATAGCTCAATCGGGTTATCCGTTATCTTTTGATCGTAAACAGTAGTAGCAACCATTTCCGCCATGTGGTGAAAAGAAAGCAGCACGGAACTTGGCATCTTCATAAGATACACAGTTCGATACATGGTCTGGATTCATTTCATCGATTTGACAGAGAGATGTTTCGTTATCCAGATCGTGGATTTCTCCAGTTGCTTTGTTTAATACATAGCGGTTTCCATTAAATGGAGGGTTGTAGCGTCTCATATTGTCACCTGCCTTTCATTAGAATTTTGAAGCTTCTATAAAAAGGCTACTACTAATATTATGATGTGTCAATACAAAAATACTAGATAGAGTGCAAAACGAATGTTTGTTATACAAAATGTTGCGAAAATATTTTCGCATTTTATGAAAGAATTTTATCATAACATGAAAATATTTTCAAATGTATTTGTAACAGAACCAGGTGAGTCAGAGAAGAAAGTGAGGTGAGGAAAGATGGCGTTATTAATCAGTGTTATAGCTGCAATTTTATTTATGACAAAGTGGGGAATAGAAAGAGCAAGAATAAAAGCGTTGATATATTTTATTGTTGACAGAGGATACACTCCACCAACTAAACAAGAAATGATGGAGTGTATCAAAATAGTGACACAGAAGACAGTAGAAAAATGGACTAAAAATTAAATTTTGAGATTTCTTCAGAACTTTGGAGGGAGAGCTTTTGGTTGAAAAGGTATATATGGGAAAGCAACAAGAAGGTGAAAGCAATGAAGAGAGGTATTAACCACAAGAGATACAGCGGATATCCAGAAGAATTAAGTCTGCTGAAAGGATTTAAGGTTGTTGGAGTCGGATGCGGAGATATCGACAAAGAGGGTGCAACAAGCATCATGCTGATGAATGATCACAATGTTGCTGTTGATTTGAACATCACGGATGAAGGAACATACATCAGTGAGTTTTACGCACTTACACAGGACTTTATTCCAAGAACTTACGATGGAGATTAAAGAGGTGAGAGTCATGACGAGAGAACAAGCAGTTGCGGAGCTTGCTGTGCAGAAGCCAGTAGAAAAAAGTCTTGTGAGAGAGGTAAGGCAAGATACAGAGCATTAACTGCCGAACAGAAGAAAGCGGAATGGGAGAAGAGAAAGAGAGCCATGCCGAAAAAGAAAAAGGCTGCAAGAGAGCCAAAGTACCAAAATGAGATAGCAAGGATTGCAGCAGAAGCAAGAAAGCTTGGGATGAGTTACGGAGAGTACGTTGCAACCGGCGGAAGGAGAAACAATGGGTAAGACACTTGATGTAGAAGAATTTCTTTCATGGCTGAATGAAACTGAGGAAGAACTAAAGGGAGAAAGAGCGGATGAGCTGAACCCTGATCGCAAGGATGAAGGAATCCTACTGGCAACCGAGAATGTCAGAAAGTATGTCGAGAAGATGTGCAAGATTGATGATGCCGATGAGGACTGTAGATGGATTCCGGTAACGGAAAGACTCCCGGAAGATGAAAGTGATGTCCTTACAACAATCGCATCCAAGAGCGGTAGCGGATACAGAGAATACAGTGTTGGATGTTACATCAAGGTATTTGATGAGGATGAGGAAAAGCACTGGCTTGACAGACAGTATGGATACCTTGAGTGGGACAGATATTCAAATGGACACGGTGGTTGCTCACTGTACAAGGTGACAGCGTGGATGCCACTTCCGAAACTGTACAAGGGGTAAAGACCATGAACACAGGAGAAAAGATAGATTACATGATTCAGTGCTTGAAAGTCGCAAAAGCTGAGTACGATTACATGGCTGATTACATTGCAAATGAACCAACTGAAAGACAAGAGTTGTGGGAATTTCTTGATACACACAGAAGTCCGAACAAAGCATTGATTAAGGACAACTTGAAGAATGTGGCAAGAATGGGATTCCAGCTTGCGAATGAGGTGAAGTGATGAAAGATTTAATCGTAGATTGCTTTGCTGGTGGAGGGGGTGCATCAGTTGGAATTGAGATGGCACTCGGCAGACCGGTAGACATAGCAATCAACCATGATCCAGACGCTATATTGATGCATAAGACCAACCACCCGGACACACTTCATCTGACCGAGGATATTTTCAAGGTCAACTTAAAGAAATATGTAAAAGGACAGTATGTGGCTCTTATGTGGGCGAGTCCGGATTGCACAAGCCATTCAAAAGCAAAAGGTGGTAAGCCAAGAGAGAAAGGCTTGAGGATACTTCCGTGGGCAGTATATAAGCACGCAAAAGCAATTCTGCCGGATGTAATTCTTATGGAGAACGTAGAAGAGATACAGCAATGGGGTCCGCTGGATGAAAAAGGATATCCAATTCCAGAGAGAAAAGGCGAGGATTACAAGAAATTTATTACGGCAATGAAGAGTCTCGGGTACCGTTTCGGTAGTAGAGAATTGATAGCTGCGGACTACGGAGCACCGACCACAAGAAAGAGATGGTATGCAGTATTCCGTAGAGATGGACGGGAAATCAGATGGCCAGAGCAAACTCACAATGCTGACGGCATTGACTTTAAGAAGTGGAAACCTTGTGGAGATTACATTGACTGGTCAGATCTTGGCAGTTCGATATTTGACCGCAAGAAGCCACTTGCAGAAGCTACACAGAAGAGAATTGCAAACGGCATCAAGAAATACGTTATCGATGCTGAGTCTCCTTATATCGTGAGAAACGGAGAAGCATTGGCATACATCATCCAGTATCACGGAGAGACGAGAGCCGGTGATTCAAGAGGACAGCTTTTGACAGAACCGATCAAGACGATTGATACATCGAACCGATACGGACTTGTGACAGCATTTATCACGAAATATTACAAGACTGGCATAGGTCAAGGCTGTGACGAACCACTTCATACAATCACAACATCTCCAGGACACTTCGGATTGGTATCTGCATTCCTTATCAAATATTACGGTGCCGGATGCGGTCAGCAACTTGATAAGCCACTGGGAACGATTACCACAAAGGACAGGTTCGGACTTGTGAATGTGATATTGGACATTGACGGAGAGAAATATATTATATCGGACATTTTTCTTCGGATGCTGAAACCGGAAGAACTAAAAGTAATGCAAGGATTTCCGAAAGATTACATTATCGACAGGGATTATAACTGGAAGAAATATCCGATAGCAAAGCAAGTTGCAAGAATTGGGAACAGTGTTGTGCCGATCATGGCAGAAAAGCTTGTAGAAGCAAACTGTCCGTATCTGAAAGTCGGTGAGAGAATGCCGAACATGAGCATTGATGATACACAGGAACAATTAAGATTTGCTTAAATAACAGCACCTTGACAATTGAATATTGATGGTTGGAATGGTATAATTTCCGTATAAATTAAATGTACGGGAGGTACCGAAAATGGCAATTAACAGATTAAAAATTGTAGTAAGTTTGTTGCATGAAATTGCGGATGGAAATATTCCTACGGCAGAAGATTATGGAATCACAGAACAGGATTTAAACAATATTTTGTATGAAATTCAGAAGGAGAATTTTGTGGACAATTTGAAAGTGAATTTTGATAAACATAAACAGCCGATTGTTACTACGGATCATGCTAGAATCACAATAAAAGGTATGGAATATTTAAACAATAATTCTGCTTTAATGAAGACGTATAGAGGACTAAAAGAAGTACGAGAATGGCTTCCATTTTAATGAATCATCTACCAACCATCAATATTCGGTGGTTGGTATTTTTTTACGCATTTTTAAGGAGAAAGGAACGAATTATAATGGCAAAATTTAATATTGAGGTAGAACTTGATTGGGTAGACGAGGAAACCGGATACACAATTGATGAAGAAATTAAAGAACAGGTTGTAAGTGGTGTTAAGGATGCACTTCTTAGAAAAGCAACAGATGAAGCAGTACAGAGAGTGGATAAGGCTATTGCAGATAAGATTCTTGAAGCAGAAGAAACAATTCAAGACACTGTAGACAAATTTGTTAAGACTGTATCGGAAGAAAAGATTGCAGAGATTGCGATTCCTGTAAAAGAAGATTCTTGGAGTAGCAAAGTAGCATATATACCGTTGTCTGAATATGTAGGAAAGCGGTTTGGATTGTTTCTTACAGAGAAGAGATACGATAGAGACGGACGCACTGCAAGTTATTCCAGTGACAGAAACCTATCTGCTGCCGATCTCATTACGAGACAATATTTGGAAAAAGAACTTGGTACAAAAGTAGAAAATATGATTGCTACTGCAAAAAGAGAAGTGGAAGAAAGTCTTGTGAAGTCACTGGAACAGAAATTAAAAGAGAATCTTGCGAAAGAAACGATCGAGAGAATGAATATCCCTGATGTTTTGAAGAGGTTCAGTGAGATGGCACTTGAAGATAAAGCTGAATAAATGGATGGAGAAAGAAGATGGGATGTAAACGGTTATGTATCGTAGACATAGGCAACCGGAAATGCTGTATGGAATGCGAGAAGCACGAAGAATGCAATATTCTGTGTAATGATTTGGACCAATATGAATACATGGAAGAATGCCCGGATTATGTAAAGGAGAATGAAGCCATTAAAATTGTTAAGCAAGGTGGAAGAGATGAAAAATAAAGAGCAGACAAATGCTTGTTACGGTTGCTTCGGAGCTGCAAATGGTGATTGTGATGAGTACGATAAGGATAGAAGTGAATATTTTGCAGACTGGACAGAGTACAGTGATTCATGTGATGAATTGGAAGGAAGAGAATAATGAAAGCAAATGAATATCAGAAATTAGCAATGAGAACAAATGACGGGAAAACAACAAAAAGACTGCTTGAATGTATGTTGACATGTGATATGGAATACTTATTATCACAAAATCTTGTATATGAAGATGAACAGCACTTAGATTTAGGCGGTATTTTCAATGCATGCCTTGGATTGTCTGGTGAGGTCGGTGAGTTTAATGACATGATTAAGAAGTGGGTTTTCCATGAAAAAGAATTGGATATGGAACACGCAAAGAAAGAAATGGGAGATGTGCTTTGGTATGTGGCTATGATGTGCGAATCGTTCGGTTGGAATATGGAAGATGTGATGCAGACTAACATTGATAAGCTGAAAGCAAGGTATCCGGAAGGGTTTAGCGCTGACAGATCATTACATAGAGCGGAGGGTGATGTATAGATGGAAGATGCGATCAGAATCATTGAAGGATTGGAGTGATGAACAGTGAAAAGAAGTACAGACACACGCTGGAGTCCTGCGGAGATCCAGCAGAACCAAAAAGAACATTATGCTGCTATGGCAGAACATCCACCTGATCGGAAGGCAAGCGAGAAGTTTCATCGACCAGCATACCAGGCAGGAAAGTTGATTGAAACACAAGGGCAGCAGTTGTGGCATGGAGATGTTACTGGATATATAGCCAGAAAATACAAGATAGGGAGTGATACCATTGGAGACAATGACAAAGGAAAGACTGGAAGCATACAGAAATAACAAGACAGAAATATTGTCATTGAAATATATTTTAAATAACCGATGGCAATCAGAAACAATGATAGGGAATGATGTGATTTTAGATTATAGCAAAGGATATCCAATTCCACAGAGTATTGTTGGCTTTGATCAAGAAAAGTATGAGAGACTTCAGGAACGTGATCTGAAGAGAAAAGAGCGTCTTGAGAAGGAATGTGAAGAGGTAGAGCATTATGTTGAAGGAATCAAAGATGCGCAGCTACACAACATCTTCAGGATGTATTATATTGATGGTGTCAATGCAGTGAATCAGACAGAGGTAGCGAAGATGATTCATCTTGAGAGAAGTACGATAAGTAAGAAAATCGACAGATATCTTCAACTTTCACACAAATCACACGAATCACATATATAATAATACTTGAGCCAAAGGCTGAATTCCTGCGGCTCGTCCTCTCTTTATATGAAACCCAAGAAGCACCTGCACAGGGATGTGCGGGTGTTTTTGTGTTGAATTATGTCGAAAAGAATAGTAAGATAGAAAGCATAAGATAGGGGGAAGGGGAATATAGTATGAGTAAACAAGAGATGAATGATGTACAACTTTTACAAAAAACTCCAGAGGAACTAAGTATTAAAGAATATAAAGCAGCATTTTACCAGCTCTTAGCGAAACCGGATAGTATGACTAAAGTTTATAATAAGACCGCAATAGTTGGTATTGAGGATGTATTTGGATTAAATGAAAGAATTTGTGAAAAATTCGCACATTACAATGAAGCAGGATTTCTAATACAAGTAAATGTAAAGTTTTCAAATGGAAAAAGAAAGACGTTTTCAAACTGGGATTCATTTGCTAAACATCAGTGGTATGAAAATGAAAGCATTACTAACATGGTAATTACATGGGAATTTAATGCGATCTTTCCTAATATGAAAAATGCGGAGAGACATACTTTAATGGTGAAGTTATCCAAGGGGCTTCGTCCTGAAGAAATGCTGAATTTGGTGTTTACAGGAAAAATAGAAGAGATAGAAGAATTGGATAATAATTTATTTCCGATTGTTGCAAGAGTTGATTTTGTTGATCGTATTTTAGGAGATGAATTATTAAATATAGTAGGCGAATGGGTAAAATCATTAAATGAATCACCGGTTCATAAATCACAAATTATATTAAGATTAAAAAGAAACAAAGGAAAATTATGTTCTATAATTAATTGGGTTACTAATATTGTGATTATGTTTTGCAGCGTTGGAATTATGGGAAAATATGTGTTAAGTTTAAAGTTTCAAAGTGTTGCACAGATTACTAATGTAGAATTAATTCATATTATTTATGCTGTTTTTATATGTGCAGCTGTATGGATTTTTGGCAAAAGGTTTAGCGGAGCAATATCAGATTTTCTTTTTGAAAAATTGAAAATGTATGGAGAAAATGCCTTATTTAATATAACAAATGGAGACTTTAAAAAACAGGAAAAAATAAGAAGACAAGAACGTTCTAATAAAATTGCAATTATTGCGAATCTCATATTTACTATTATAATAAATATTGCATGTGGACTGATAGTGAATAAGATACCTTTATAAGGAGGTGCACTATGAATAAAAAAAGAGAATTAATTGTTAAACAACCTCGAAAAAGGTATACAATATTAAGAAAGGTATACCAATTTTTGATTTATGCAAATCAGATGTACGAAGAAAAAAAAGAAAATATGTATTTCAATGAAAAAGTGGAGAATTATATTAAGGAAAAATCGTATGGGAAATTGTGAGATAAGGCACCCTTCGGGGTGCTTTTCTAATGCCCAAAACTCGGACCATTAGTTCAGTGGTAGAACATTCGCCTCATAAGCGAAATGTCGTAGGTTCGATCCCTATATGGTCCATGAAATAAACTAGAACAGAGGTGACGACAATGGCAGCAGGAAACCCCAGGAGTGCAAATGGAAACCTTCGGAGAAAGCACAGGGCAAGACTAAAAGCAATCGGTGCAGAGTGTGGGATCTGCAGGGGCAGGATGGGACCAATCCATTATGATGAGCCGAGTGACAGCAAGCATCCGCTATCCTTTGTGATTGATGAGATCAGACCAGTGTCCAGATGGCGAGAGTTTGGTTATAGTTCCCGGGAGGCAGCAGCACAGGACTGGAACAACCTTCAGGCGGCGCACTACTGTTGCAATGCAATGAAAAGCAATAAAACATTGCAAGAACTGGAGCAGAGACAAAAGACACAAAAAGCGAACATTCTGGATGGAAACTGGTAAAGAAAACAGGGGTGGGGAGGGATCCCCGCCAGGCGCCGAAGGCGACCACCGCCGTCCAGCGCCGATTTACACACAGGGATTTTTTGAAAGGTGGATGAATATGGCCAGAGCTAAGAAAATGGCAACTGTGACAAGCAAAGGAAACAGACTGCAGCAGTTGGAAAATCTTTCGATGATCCTGGCAAAACAGATTGATATCTGTGCGAAAGATGCTGTGGATGGATCAAAGACCATGCCGCAGCTTTCAAAGCAGTACAGAGAAACGATAAAAGAAATTGAGGAAATTAGAGGAGTAGAGAGAGAAGATGACGAAATTGGAGAAATCCTCTCAGCGAGAAAAGCTGATGGGAAGCCAAACGCCGTCCGTTAGGATTGCTCCAGATTATGTCTATACAGATGGAGCAGATGCTGTGAAAGTACTCTCGGTCGGCAGACTCATCGTAGATCCGTGGCAAGGCGAAGTGCTCAATGACTGGATGGGACGGACAGAGGAAGAAATATGGTCAGCCCCGACCTGTGGCCTGTCTGTGCCGCGACAAAATGGCAAGACATTGGATACATCGGGAAGAATTGCTTCTGGAATGATCATGTACTCTGAATGGGTGATCTATACAGCGCATTTGCAGAAGACAGCAACCGAGACTTTTATGGAACTAAAAGGTTTATTCGAGAGTAAAGGTCTGCGGAAGTATGTGAGTGAAATTAAAGCTGCATTAGGAAGAGAACAGATTATCCTGAATAATGGCGGGCGTGTGGTATTTGTGGCCAGAACCAGAAATGGAGGTCGAGGGCTGCATGGTGACTGCCTTGTTTTTGATGAGGCACAGGAGCTGACATCAGAACAGCAGGCATCTTTTCTCCCGGCAATATCAGCATCAAGAAATCCACAAACCATTTATCTTGGAACACCGCCGGATGAAAATTGCACCGGTACAGTTTTCCGAAAAATCAGAGAACGGGCAAGGAGTGGGGAGAGCAAATCCACAGCCTGGACGGAGTATTCGGTGGAAGAGATTGGAGATGTAACTGATCGAAAGAGGTGGGCTCTATGCAATCCGGCACTTGGAAGAAGAATGACAGAATCAACGATTGCAGCAGAATGCGAACAGATGGATGAAGATACCTTTGCAAGAGAACGTCTTGGCTGGTGGTCACCGATCAATAATGATCAGGATTATGCAATCGATAAGAATAAATGGGAAGCATGCGCATCCGAACAGGAGAAACCAGAAGGAAAGACTGCGTTTGGAGTGAAATTCTCACCGGATGGTTCCACAATAGCATTGTGTGGTGCTGTCTGTCCGGATGCAGGGGAAGCGAGAGTTTCACTGATCGAGCTAAAAACAACTGACAGAGGAATCCAGTGGCTTGCGGATTGGCTGAATCAGAGATACAAGATGGCAAGCTGTGTGGTGATCGATGGAAGAAATGGAGTTGACTTCCTGATAGAGAAGATAACACCGGTGTGGAAATATAAGCAGTCAATTGTTCGACCGGCAGCAAAAGAAGTGATAGCAGCGGCGAGTCAGCTATCACAGGAAATCAATGAACAGACTGTAACATGGTATAAATACCAAGAAATACTGAATGAGTCGGCAATTACGTCTGTAAAAAGACCGATTTCCGGTGGCTGGGGATTTGGTGGAGAAAACTCGATCCCGATTGAAGCAGCAGCACTTGCACTTTGGGGATGCAGAACATCGAAACGAAATCCGAACAGAAAGATGAGGATAGGATAATGGAGTTAAATTTTGGAAGAGTAGAAGGATTACCACCGGAAGAACAACAGTGGCTTCAAGAATTGAAATACATATATGATTATCACAGAAGTGCGAATAGGAAAAAGCGCCGTTATTATAACGGAAAAGTCACTCTGAATGAAGTGAATCTTGGGATTGCATTGCCAGCAGGTCTTGGAAAACTTGAGATTGGATGTGCCTGGGGAGCAAAAACCGTTGATGTACTTGCGGGAAGATCGATGTTTGATGGGTTTGTTACAGAAAATGGAACGAAGTCAGAAGATATGGATCAGATTATGAAAAGGAATCATTTAATAGCGGAATACAATAAAGCGGTCAAAGAAGAACTGAAATACGGTTGTGCATTTGCGGCGGTATCCGGAGAGGAAGATGATGCAAGAGTACGGTTTTACTCTCCGCATTGTGCTGCAGCTTCGTGGAATGCACACGAAGGACGCATCCGATATGGATTTGCCTTTGAAGATGCGCGAAGAGACGAGTCGGATGTTACATGGTCTCCGGAACATGTAAATTTCTATACAGACACAGATATCTGGGAGTTGGATCGGATTGGAGGTACATGGTACGCTACGCAGAATCCCCATGATTTCGGAGAGCCCCTTATGGTGGCTCTGATCTGGGACGCAACAAACGATAAACCATTTGGTCAGTCAAGGCTAAAAGAGCCGGTCCGCAGACTAATCCAGGGATATGTAAGAACAGTCGCAAATGCAACGATTGGACTGGAATTTGCCACTTCTCCACAGAAATATCTGCTCGGGGTGTCAGATGAACAATATGATATGCTGATTGATAATAAATTCAAACAGTATGTTGGAAGTATTCTTTACAGTACCAATAATCCGGAGACTGGGGAAAAGCCGAATTTCGGGCAACTTTCGCAGGGAAATATTGAACCACATGTTCAGATGCTCCGGATGCTTGCTACACAGTATTCAGCGGCAACGGGATTGGCAGTTACGGATGTTGGTGTGATAAATGATGCAAATCCGACTTCCAGTGAAGCAATTATTGCACAGTCACAGACCTTGATCCTTATGGCAGAACAGTTGAATAAATCAAATGGTGATGCATTGTATCGGATTGGACGGATGACACTTGCAATTGAACTTGGAACGATTCCGGATGAGCTTCCGGAAGAAACACATGAGCTGATTGCACATTTTAAGAATCCGGCAATGCCAAGCGTGGCATCTACTACAGATGCAGCACTCAAAATTGCGACAGCGCGACAAGGATTTGCACAGACAGATATTTTCCTTGAAATGATTGGTTTTGATCAGGCGGATATCCGGCGAATCAGGGCACAGGAGCAGAGAGCAAAAGGAGATGCTATCTTGACGGAGGAATTTGGAAATGCAGATAACGGAGAAGGCGTGGGTGGAATACATAACGAAGATGTCACAGATTAGCCAGAAAGCAGCGGATCTGATGCAGTCCTGGGTTCAAAAGAATGGATTTAGTAACGACAAGGCTCTTTTAGATTATACCTATGCCCTATCACAGCATTACGGACAGGCAATTGGTGCATTATCCTGCCAGATGTATGAAGCAACAGCAGCGGCACAGGGCGTAAATATTCCAACAGCAGAGATGGCACCCCTTCCGGAATACGGAGAAGTAGCAAAAGCTGTGCGCGGCACCATGAAACAGTCTCAGATGAATGTACCTGCGACATTGGCACGGCTTGTGAAGCAGGTTGGAGCAGATACAACCTTGAAAAATGCAGAACGTGACGGTGCTCAGTTCGCATGGGTACCTCATGGAGATACATGTTCTTTTTGTATTACGCTGGCGTCACGTGGTTGGCAGTATATGTCCAAAAAGGCACTACGGAACGGACATGCAGAACACATTCATGCACATTGCGATTGCGAGTATGCGGTCAGATTTGACGGAAAGAGTACAGTTGCCGGATATGATCCGGATAAGTACCTAGAAGAGTATAACAATGCTGGTGGTGATATCAATGCCATGCGGAGGATTCGGTACAAGGAAAATAAGGAGGCTATTAACGCGAGAAAACGAGAATTGTATGCGAAAAGGAAGGCAAAAACTATTGAAAAGACTCCCCGTTCTGCTATAATGGAATCAGATTTAGGAATGTTTAAACAAAAACTTCGCAGTGACGGCAATATGGACAAAGAATATTACGACTGTCTAAAGGATAAATTTTCACATGGTACAGACGATGCCAAACGACTATTCACAAAATATGCTTCGGGTGATAGCATTGAAAATGCTGTGTATGAAAATACGGCTCACTATAATACTAAAACGAAAAAGATATCCATGAATTATGGCGCAGATTTAAAGAATCCACGTGGAGCTGGAGCTACATGGTTCCATGAACACGGTCATTTAGTTGATGATTTAGCTGGAAATCTATCAGATGATAAGAATTTTATTCAGTTACTGGAAAGTGATTCGTTGTCATATCGTATAGCATATGGTAAAGCACATCATTTGGGTACTTTTGATAAAGTTGATAAAGCCATTAGCGAAGAACTTGGAGATATGCGAAAAGATTCGGCAATATCAGATCTTTTTGATGGTGTAACACAAGGCAATATAATTGGATGTGCATTACATCCGAAGGAATATTGGAAAAACCGGGACAATGTTACATCCGAGGCTTTTGCACATATGTTTGAAGCACAGTTTGATAAAAAAAGATATGAACAAATGAAAAAATATTTTCCAAATGCATTGGAATATTTTGAAAAAAAGATGAAGGAGGCGTTGTAAATGAATGTTCTGAACCCAAAGTTTGAAAAAGCGCATAAGGATTTTGTACTTCATTTTGGATATTGTCCTCAGATTCCGAATGAAATCGATTTTGATCAGTCTAAATATGCGGATGATCTATTGAAAAGTGTAGCCGATAATTATGATTACACAATTGAAAAATATGGTACGCAAGTGCCTAAAAAGTATCCTAAACCGAAAATAATAATTGATTAACATCATTTGAGTGCGGACTATAAAATAACAAGAACAGTAGATACCACTGATCAGAAATGGTTGGTGGTATTTTTATGTCTATTTTTAAGAAAGAGAGAATAAAAAAATGAAAAAAGCAATGCTGAGTCAGCCAATGGCTGGAAAGACTGATGAAGAAATCGTAGCAACAAGAGAGAAAGCAATTAAGGTCCTTGAAGAAAAAGGATATGAAGTTGTGAATACTCTTTTCACAGATGAGTGGTACAGTATTGACGCCATGAAAAAACGTGGTGTAGTTCAGATTCCGATATGTTATCTTGCTAAGTCCTTAGAGAATATGTCTCTGTGCCATGCAGCGTACTTCTGTAAAGGCTGGGAGAATGCAAGAGGATGCAAGATTGAGCACGATGCTGCGGTTGCGTATGGTTTGGATATTATTTATGAGGAGTAGAAAATTATGAAAGATTATGTAGAAGTAAATGAAACGAAATGTGATGAAGTACACAACTGCATGTGTACAAAAGAAGTTAATGGGAAAACATATTGCCGTGGCTGCGGAAATGTACAGCCAGAGCAGGAGGATTAGAAATGAAACAGTTATCAACAATTCAGAAAAGAGAAAAATTAAATGATGTGTTTGCTGTAGACGAAATTGGTCCAGGCGGTGCTAATCACTTATATTGTGTGTACAAGGCTGGAACAGCAACGCTTAAAGATGATGATACATCGTTAAGAGCGGAACCGGATAATCTGCTTCTTACATTACAGATGCAGTGCGGACCACGAAAAGAAAAAGATTCGCTTCACGGTGTAATCGACACAGATTTACTGGAAATTGTACGTGATCGCTTAAAAGCTTTTCAGGCAGGACCGTTTTCGTCAAGAGAAAATGCTTGCGCACTTACTCATATTGAGGAAGCGCTCATGTGGATGAACCGTAGAGTAGAAGATCGCATTGAAAGAAATGTTCTTGGAAAGAATGAAAAGTAGGAACTGTATGAAGATGTGTATGGGAAATTAACTAATACATGTCACGTAAAAGAATAAATGGATAATTCTAGCACGCAGAAATGCGTGTTATTTTTATGGCAACACGTGCCTTAAACGTGGCAACTAAAAACACTCAAATCAGGAGGGAAACAAGATGGCAGATGACAAAACATTCACTCAGGCAGAAATGGATTCAATCATAGAGGGACGCCTTGCGAGAGAAAGACAGAAATATGCAGATTATGATGACCTGAAAGAAAAGGCAAGTAAGTACGATGAGTACCAGGCACAGAATAAAACGGAACTTCAGAAGGAAAAAGAAAAGTCCGATGCTCTTCAGGCAAAATTAAGCGCACTTGAAAAGAAAGACACTGTGAGACAGGTAAGAGAAAAAACAGCAAAAGACACTGGTGTACCGGTAGAATTACTGACAGGGGAAGATGAGGAAACCTGTAAAAAACAGGCAGAAGCGATTATGAAATTTGCGAAGCCGAAGAGTTATCCGGGAACTAAGGGAAACAGGAAAAAGACAACAGAGTATAACACAACGGATGATGCAATGAGAGAATTTGCACATCAGATTTTTGGTAAAGGAGAATAAAGAATATGGCAGCACTCATTAGTTCAGATTTTGAAATTCCGGCAGAGATTTCGCAGGGGATTTTTGAAAAAGCACAGAAAGGATCTACTCTGGCGCAGTTATCCGGAGCAAGACCGCAGAAATTTGGAAAGCAGCAGGTGTGGGTACTTACATCGCCACCGAAAGCAGAACTCGTAGGAGAGGCAGGGCAGAAATCGCCAACCCCAACTGCATATGCTTCTAAAACAGTAAATCCGTTCAAACTGCAGGTTACCATGAGATTTTCGCAGGAAGTACAGTGGGCAGACGAAGATGTACAGATCGGCGTACTGCAGGATCTGGCGTCAAATGCGTCAATCGCACTTGGAAGAGCATTGGATCTTGTTGGAATTCACAAAATCAATCCGCTTACAGGAACGGTATCAAGCCTTGTAAAAGAAGGGCTGGTTGACACGAAACAGAGTGTGCAGCTTGCAGGCACAAAGTATGATGAAGCAATCGAGGCGGCAGCAGGAATGATCATCTCATCTGGCTATGTACCGAGTGGTATTGCAATGGATCCAACACTTTCCTTTGGCCTTTCCACTATGAGGGATGCGGATGGAAGAAAGATTTATCCGGAAATTGGATTCGGACAGAATCTTACAAATTTTTCTGGAATGACTGCGGCAGTATCTGATACAGTTTCGGCAAAAAATGAAATCACACCAGATACGAAGTTACTTGGAATCGTAGGACAGTTTGATGCGTTTAGATGGGGAGTACAGAGATCCATTGGCGCTCACTTGATCGAATACGGTGATCCGGATGGACTTGGAGATTTGCAGAGACAGAATCAGATCGCAATTCGTGCAGAAATTGTATATGGAATTGGAATCATGGATCAGGCAGCATTTACAAAGATCGTGAAGGCGGAAGGGTAATATGAAATATTTATACAAACAAACTGGAATTGTAGTGGAGTCTGACGATGTGTTAGACTCCACAATGTTTAAGCCGATTATTGAAGAAAAAACCGAGAATTTGATCGAGGATAGCGAAACAGAAACAGGAGTTGCAGAAGCTGAAAATACAGAAGAACCTGTGGAAGAGCTCGAAGAACCGACAGAAGACTCAGAGATTCCAGATATAGAAGAACCAGTCGAAGCAAAGAAAGAGGCATCAGCTAAGAACACCAGAAAGAGAACACAAACAGCGAAAAAGTAGGTGATACAATGGCATACGCATCAATTGAGGATGTTTGGAAACGAAAAGGAACAGATATTCCGGATACAGATTATGTAACGGCACTTTTGGAGGATGCAGCGATCATCATTGATGCATATAACCGCAATGCTACAGACGAGGCAAAGAAATTAGTGTCATGTAATATGGTTATCCGGACACTCGGAAGCAGAGAGGAAGGTGTACCTATTGGAACGACACAGACAACTACGACAGCAATGGTATATTCGCAGACCTGGACAAATGCAAATGGAAGCGGCGAATTGTATCTGACTAAATTGGATAAGAAAATCCTTGGTGTCGGGAATCGAATCGGCTATTTTAATCCATATTCGGATTTGATGCAGGAGGAAGAGGCTAATGATTAAAGGAATACCGGTGAAGCTTTACGAACGGACCGCAAGTGGGACAGATACATTCGGACATCCGATATATACAGAGGCACCTGTGACCGTGGAAGACGTGTTGGTTGCTCCGGCATCGACAACAGAAGTGCTGGATATGTTTAATATTACCGGAAAAAAAGCAGTCTACAATATCGCAATTCCAAAAGGAGATACGCATACCTGGCAAGACTGCAGAGTGGATTTTTTTGGTGCGTCATGGCGGGTAATTGGCTTCCCTCAACAGGGAATTGAAGAAAATATTCCAGGAAGATGGAATCAGAGATGGATGGTGGAGCGTTATGGCTAAAACGAAAGTTGAGTTAAATCGATCCGGTGTAAGAGAGTTGATGAAATCTGCAGAGATGCAGGCAATTTTGCTGGAACAGGCAAATCAAATATCATCAGATGCAGAGAAAGAGTCGTATGTGGCGCAAACGAGAGCGATTGTAAAAATAAATGGAGACGACGGCAACAATAGCTTGCTGAAAGCAATGGGTAGAAAAAAATGATCGAGGAAAAAGTTAGAGAATATCTGGAAGACAAGCTTGATATTCCGGTAAGGATGGAAGAAGAACCGGGATTTCCGGAGGAATATGTACTGATTGAAAAGACTGGATCTGGCGAAGAAAATCATATTGCATCAGCAACTCTTGCTATCCAGTCTTATTCAGGATCCCTTTATGGGGCGGCATCACTCAATGAAAGAGTGAAAGAAGCAATGGAAAAAATTGTTGAAATGGATGATATCAGTAAGTGCCAGCTTAACAGCGACTACAACTATACGGATACAACAAGGAAGAAATATCGGTATCAGGCTGTATATGATATGGTTCATTTCTGATGAAGGAGGATAAAAATGTCAGATGCTAAAAATGTAAGTACAGGTAAGCCGAAAGTAGGCGGCGCGATTTTTAGAGCACCGCTCGGAACAACATTGCCAACAGATGCAACCACAGCATTAAATGCAGCATTTAAGTCACTTGGATATTGCTCGGAGGATGGATTCACTAATTCTAATAGTCCGGAAACTGACAACAAAAATGCTTGGGGCGGCGATACTGTATTGAATATGCAGACCAGTAAGAAAGATAATTTTAAGTTTACGATGATCGAAGCCTTGAATGTAGAGGTCCTGAAGAGTGTTTACGGAGATGATAATGTTACCGGAACACTTGAGGAAGGGATTACGGTAAAAGTAAATGCAGATGAAGCGGAACAGAATGCGTGGGCTGTGGATATGATTCTGAAAGACGCAGTGAAGCGTATCGTTATTCCGTGTGCAAGCATTACGGAAGTCGGAGACATTGTATATAAGGACGATGATGCGATTGGATACGAGACAACGTTATCGGCAGTACCGGATGCGAACGGACAGACACATTACGAATATATTAAGGGGAATAAGAAATAATGAAGGGAAAAACAAGCAGTGGTTTTGAGTATGAGTTAGATGAGGCGGCACTGGATGATTATGAGCTTCTGGAAGATCTGTGCGAAATGGATGAAGGGGACATGACAAAAACGATCAGCGTATTAAACCGTCTTCTTGGAACAGAACAAAAAGAACTCCTGAAAGAACATTTGCGAATGGAGAATGGAAGGGTTCCGGCGTCGAAAATGATGAATGAAATCGGAGAAATTTTCGGAAATGTAAAAGAAGGAAAAAACTCTTAGCCCTCGCCTACATGCTTAATCTTGACAAGGACGCACTTTTGTGCGATCTTGCAGAAACATATCGCATTTATGATTATAAGTCGTTGCCGTGCAGAATGGTAGCGACTTTTTCTTGTGGGTTGAGGGAAAATTCGAGAATTAAAATGAAAATAGCAGGGATTGAGCCGATACCGGAACAAATGCTTATGGCGGCTATTGCGGATGGAACGCGCACGACTGCCTGGCTGCAATCTGAGGATGGAGCGACCGGGAAAAACCGTCCGAAGTCATTGCTTGGAATGATCTTGGGCGATGGAAAGGAAAAATCTAAAGAAATTCAGACATTTGATTCTGGAGAAGATTTTGAGAGAGAATGGGCGAGATTGACGGGAAAGGAGGAATAAGATGGCTACAGAACTGGCAAAGGCATATGTGCAGATCATACCGTCCGCCGAAGGAATACAAGGAAGAATTCGGAAAGAATTAGAGCCAGAAGCGGACTCTGCTGGAAGTTCTTTCGGTGGGAAAATGGTTGGCATGATAAAAAAAGTAATTGCTACTGCAGCTATAGGAAAAGCTTTGTCGGCGAGCATCAGTGAAGGTGCAGCACTCGAACAGAGTCTTGGTGGAATCGAAACATTATTTAAAGATTCTGCCGATAAAGTGAAAGCAAATGCGGCAAAAGCATACCAGACAGCAGGAATGAGTGCAAATGACTACATGGAACTAACTACAAGCTTTTCAGCGAGCCTTCTTAGTTCCCTTGCTGGCGACACCTCCAAAGCTGCAGATGTGGCAGATATGGCAATGGTAGATATGTCTGATAATGCAAATAAGATGGGAACCAACATGGAAGACATCAAAAATGCATATCAGGGATTTGCAAAGCAGAACTATACGATGCTGGACAATCTGAAGCTTGGATATGGCGGTACGAAGTCGGAGATGGAGCGTCTCTTGGCAGATGCACAGAAAATCAGTGGCGTGGAATACAATATTGATAATCTATCAGATGTCTACAGCGCAATTCACGTAATCCAGGGACAGTTGGACATTACCGGAACGACAGCAAAAGAAGCGGCAACGACTATATCTGGATCGTTCAACCAGATGAAAGCAGCGGCTAAAAATGTAATGGGAGAAATTGCTCTGGGAATGGATGTAGGACCGGCACTTAATGAACTGGCGAATACGATCATAACCTTTGCAGTTGGAAATCTGCTTCCGGCAGTATGGAATGTTATATCTGCGCTTCCATCAGCAATCGTTACATTTGTAACGGCACTTGGTCCACAACTGTTTGCTGCAGTGTCTGGACTGATTCCACAAATTGCAAGCGGAATCACAACAGGAATACCAACTCTTTATCAGAGCGCAATGCAGCTTATGGATCAGTTTAATATCGGAATTCAGGAGCAGCTTCCGACTTTATTGCAGAAGGGTGTAGATTTTATAAGCAACATCGTCAACGGAATTTTGCAAAATTTACCGCAAGTAATAACGATGGCAGGAAATGTGATCACGTATTTTGTCAACACGATTATTTCTATGCTTCCAACTGTTTTAAGCGCAGGTGCAAGACTGCTTTTAAGGTTAGTAAATGGAATCATAAACAATTTGCCACAGATCACCCAGGCAGCAGTGACTGCAATCGTGCGTTTTGTAGCGTCAATTGGTCAGAATCTTCCACAGATTCTTCAGAGTGGTATTACGATTATCGCTAAGCTGACAGCAGGCTTGATACGCGCTATTCCGAATTTGGTCGGACAGATACCGGCGATCATCAGTGCAATTGTGAATGCTTTTACGAGCCAGAACTGGGGAAGTATTGGAATCAATATCATAAGCGGTATCGCATCCGGACTTCGTTCGGCGGCACATATGCTATGGGATGCTGTAAAAGGTGTTCTTGGTGGATTTAAAGAAAATGTTCTGGCATTCTTCGGAATTCACTCACCGTCACGTTGGGGAGCTTATGTTGGAGAGATGATCGATACCGGAATTGCGAATGGATTGATTGGCAAGACAACATTAGTATCCAATGCGGCAGCAGAGCTTCAGAAGTCTGTAAAAAAACCAATTGAAACAAGTATGGACCTTGCAATTTCTGGCAAAAGCAGCACTGATAGTCAGAACAGCACGATTGCAGAGAAGCTGGAAGCATTACTGGAATATTTAAAAACAACATCCAGACGTGGAGACGGCAGTATAGTTATAAATTTAAATGACAGAGAAGTAGCAAGAGCTTTGAGAGAAATGGGGGTTGTGTTTGAATGATCGAGATTAAATATGTATGCTCCAATGGAGAAGAATACAATCTGATCGGAGACAAAATGAGAGCAACCTCCGGATATTTCCATGCTTATGAGTGGACACCCAATACAACAGAAAGAGAAATGGGTGTAATGGTGAATGCTTTTGCAAAAGAACCGGTGACGTATGACATTACTCTTACCGTGAGAGGCAAAGAAAAAGAAAGAAAGCAGATCCTTAATAAGCTTACGAATGCTTTTGAATACGATGTGGTCAATCTGACTCCAGGAAGAATTTACTATGGCGAATACTACATTGATGGATATGTAAAAAAATCAAGCAATGAAGTATCGGGTGAAAATAATAGTCGTACAGATTGCAAGATAGAAATATACTGCCCGTATCCATTCTGGTCGATGGAGCAACAGGAAAGCTTTTATCCTGATTCTACAAATAAAGGAAAGCCATATACATTCTTAGACTATCCGATAACGTATAATTATGATTATTCAAGAAAGAGTGCCGGAACGCAGAACTGGATTATCGATCATTTCCGAGATAATAACTTTGAAATGGTAATATATGGTCCATGCGCTGATCCGAGAATACTGATAAACGGTTATCCTTATCAGATTTATGAGACGTTAGAAGCAGGTGAATATATATTAATCGCCAGCAGAGAGAAGACGATCACAAAGCATCTGAGAAATGGAACTGTGCAAAATATTTTCGCAAAAAGAGCGAAAGACAAAAGTGTATTTGCACTGATTCCGTCTGGCGTACTGACTCTTAACTGGAGTGGTGAATTCGGCTTTGATATTAAGGTATACAAAGAAAGGAGCGTGCCGGAATGGAACTGATCTATACGGATCCGATTGGCAAAGAGCTCGGATATATCTTAAATGCAAATGTAGACATGGAAATCGGAGAAGATGAGAAAAGCTCAATCAATGATTTTGAGATCGAATTTAAGAGATCCGGTTGGAATGGTACGGTTGAGTTCGGAAGTCAGGTGTATGTCCCAGATACTGAGTATGGTGGAATTGTGCAGGAGTTATATACGAGTACCAAATCAAACAGTATTACAGTAAAGGGATATACTTGGCGGGGAATGATGACAAAGAAGGTGATACAGCCGGAAAGTAATCAGGACTATGCAGTAGAATCCGGAGAACTTAACCAGATAATTCAGAGAAGAGTTCAGGAAGCATTTCCTGGGCTCTTTTATGGCATAGAGGAAGACACAGGCATACAGGTGAAGAATTATCAGTTTGACCGTTATTGTACGTTGTATGCTGGATTACAAAAACTGCTGAAATCAGTAGGATATCGTATGGAAATAAAGTATATTCAGTCAGAGAAAACTGAGTCAGGATATGTACGGGTAAGAGCAGTTCCTATTGTAGACTATTCAGCAGAATATGAGTTCTCGAATGATAATAATATGCAATTCACAATGGATAACAACAAAAGAGGAATAAATCACCTGATTTGTCTTGGAAAAGGAGAATTGAAAGACCGCCTGGTGCTTCATCTGTATATTGATGGACAGGGAAATATTAGTCAGACACAGTATTTTTTCGGAATTGATGAAATAGCTGAAATATATGATAGCTCTGGTTCTGAGTATGATGATCTTCTGAAGAATGGAACAGAAAAGCTGTTAAAATCAAAAAGCAAAACAGAATACGATATGACAATGAAGAAAATCGAAGGAACGATGGACATTGGAGACATTGTAGGTGGAAGAGATTATCTTACTGGTGTGAGTATGAAAAAGCCAATTGGAAGAAAAATCTGGACGGTATCGGATGGAAAAGAGAAGATAGAATACAAATTGGAAGGAGAGACATAAATGGATATTATTACAGGATATGTCGGAAGTCCTCATGTTACGGCAGAGCAGGACCGAGATATAAATATCGGAATCTTTGGAGCAGAATCCTACGTGCTGCGGACGGGATCTCAGTTAAAAGCAGAAGTTTCATCGAATAATGAAATCAAGATCAGGGATGGAGTTATTATGCATCAGGGATGTGCTGCATCGATAAAAAAGAACACCTATGATTCTCTCACAATTGTGAATGGATCCCAGGGAATGAAAAGAATTGATCTTGTTGTTGCAAGATATAGCAGAAATCAGAGTACAAAAGTAGAATCACTTACGCTGAAAGTAATTCAGGGTACACCAGTTACAGGAACGCCTTCAGCACCAGGATATACACCAGGAGATATTCAGGCGGGGGATCTGATTGCAGACATGCCGCTGTATCAGGTCACGATTAATGGACTAAATATTACAGAGGTGAAACAGGTGTTCAATATGGTTGATACATTTGCTGAATTAAATGGCAAATTGTCGAAGAAAGTAGATACTACTACTGTAGGAGTAGAAATTCCTGAATCATTTACAGGACAGTATCTTAATTCAGCACCAATCTATCAGAAAATGATAAATATTGGAACATTACCGAATAATACTACAAAGTCTATAAATACAGGTATTACCGATGCCAATTATATCTGGATTGATGCAGAAAATAGTTTTGCATTTAGTGGCGGTGCAAGTTATCCCATCCCATATGTGGATCCAAAAGCTGTTGCCAATTCTATCGGCGTTAGAATAACGGGGTATGGAGCAAATATCATCGTGTCAACTGGAACTAACTGGAGCAGCTACGCCGGATTAGTGACTGTTAAATACACGAAGAAATGAGGGGATTAAATGATACGAGGAACAACACCTGTTCTAGAATTTGAACTACCATTTGATACAGAACTGATTGCAGAAGCGTATGTAACGATATCCCAGAACCAGAAAGCAGTTTTTGAAAAGAATTTTGCAGAATGTATCCATTCAGGAAAGTTACTGAAAGTAAATCTGTCACAGGAAGACACTCTGAAATTGGAATCATGTTGTAATTCACATGCTGAAATACAGGTACGGGTGCGGACAAAAGAAGGAGAAGCACTTGCATCAGACATTATAGCGGTGCATGTTGGTAGGATTTTGAAGGATGGTGTAATCTGATGAGACTTGAACTAAAATTCAGTGAGCAGAAGAGAAAGATTGAAGTTGGATTCAGTAAAAGCAAGAATGGCTTTCAGGCAAAATTTCAACACTTCCAGCAAGCCACGGAACGTAAAGAAGTAGATTATTATGAGGGTACATACAAGGTTGTCCCAAAAGTAACAGAGCAGAAACTTGAGACACGACAGAAATTCCTAACAGAGGATGTAATAGTGAAAGAGATTCCGTATTTCGATGTAAGCAATGAGTCAGGCGGATCAACAGTATATATAGGAAATGAGGTATAAACATGGGAGTAAGTAAAGTAGTATATGGTGGAAAAACATTAATTGATTTAACAGGCGATACAGTAACGGAAGACAAACTTCTCAAAGGTGCTACAGCGCATGGAAAAGATGGAGAAGTTGTCACAGGAGTGTGCACGTTTGATGTGGACTCCAATGACGCAACCGTAGCAGTTGCAGAGGTCTTAAAAGGTAAGACCGCTTATGCAAGAGGGCAGAAGCTAGTTGGAACGATGCCGAATAATGGAGCAGTAAAAGGCATAATCTCGAACAAAGATGACAGCTATGTAATTGCTCAGGGATATCACGATGGTAGCGGAACAGTCGGAATTTCGGAAACAGAGAAAGAAAAGCTGATTCCTACCAATATCCGTAAAGGTATCAACATTCTCGGTGTCGATGGGCAGATGTCTGGTAGTGAAGGAATGAAACCACAATCCAAGACAATAACTCCAAGTAGCGCACAGCAGACGATTCTTCCGGACGAAGGTTATAATTGTCTCTCACAGGTGATTGTTGAGAAGATTCCTTATGTTGAGTCGGAAAACAGTGCAGGTGGGCTTACAGTAACAATCGGTTAGTTAGAGAGGAGCAAAATATGGACGTAAATAAAGTAGAATATGCAGGTAAGGTATTACTTGATTTGACGGAGGATACAGTTGCAGAAGACCAACTGTTAGAAGGTGCAACAGCTCACGATAGGTCTGGACAAAGGATAGTTGGTGCGCTGATTAATCTTGCAGAAGACACTGTAGCACCAGAAAATTTGCTGGCTGGTGCTACAGCTCATGATAGTAGTGGACAGCGAATTGTTGGAACTATGACACAGTCAAGCGGAATCGACACATCAGATGCTACAGCATTATCAGAGGACATTGTATCGGGTAAGACAGCTTATGTTGGTGGCGAAAAAGTCACTGGAAGTATGGCAACGCTTGATGCAAGCAAGCCTACAGTTGGTATAGGAAGAATTACTTTGACCAAAGATAGCGAAGACCTTACTATGATTTTTAACAATGTTTCTCTTAGCAACGCATCAGCGTACCTAAAAAATGGAGGTTCGTTTCGGCTCTATGGCAATGGCACATTAGGTAGATACTTCGGCGACGCAATGCCAGAAGATGTGCGAAAAGGTAAGAGATTCACATCCAAGGATGGTGTTGCTACAGGAACAATGGAAGTATCTGGTGGAGATTCTGGCGGCGGACAGGTAAAAACTGGAACAACATCATCTCCTACTATAAATACTGGCTTGTCTAAGATTGATAAGCTGATAATCTATGCCGATAAAATCACATCAGTAGGTGTTGTAACTGCTGTGTATTCCGCAGATGGAAAAGCAAAGGTGACATTCTGTGGTGATTACAGCGTGTACTCAAAACCTTGTGGAATCACAGATAGGTCTGGTTTTAGCGTGTCTGGTGGCACATTCTCTTGGACAGAATCAGTGAAAGAATATAAATTCATGGATAATGCTACCTATAATTGGATTGCGATTGGAAGCTAAAACAAAATCAGAACTATAAGTATTTAAGGAGAATGGTGATGGAATATGTAGGCAGAGAAGAGCATGCAGAGTTCGCCAAAAGAATTGATGATGAGCAGCACAGGCAGAACAAGAGAATCGTAGTTATGTGTCTGATACAGATCAAGAGATGAAAGCGAGAACAAAAAATGGAAACTATTATATCATCCTGCATCACAGCAGCAGTAACGTTGATAATCTGTCTGCTGAACAACCACGGCCAGCAGGAAAAGACAAGAGCTCTTATGGAATACAAGCTAGATGAGCTGACCAAAAGAGTAGACAAACACAATCATGTGGTTGAACGTACATATAGTATAGAGAGGGAACTTTCTATTCAAAAAGAACAGATCAAGGTAGCAAACCATAGAATTGAAGATTTGGAGGGAATTGAACATGAACATTGAAACATTAATGCAGTACATGAGTTACATTTTAGCAGGAATTGGAGTGCTGGCTTTCTTGGTCAGCGTGATCGTGCAGGCAATCAAGGAGATGCCGGCACTGAAAAAAGTGCAGACGAATGTTGTGGCACTGATCACATCACTGATTCTGACACCGGCAGCAGTAATCGTCTTGTGCACCTATTATCAGATAGTGATTGAGTGGTATTACATTTTCGCATCATTCATTGCCGCTTTTATAGTTTACCTGGTCAGCACAGGCGGCTGGGAACGTGTGACAGAAATGTGGAATCGGAATGCATATAAGAAAAAGTAGAATTGTACCGGTGCAAGAGATGCATGCAGTACATGAAAGGAAGAGCAATATGAAGTTATTTATTATTTGTGGACACGGTGAAGGGGATCCGGGAGCCGATGGTGGTGGATATACAGAAGCAGAACGCGTCAGAACGTTGGCCGCCAAAATTAAAGAACTTGGCGGAGAAGCGGTCATTCTTGGGGATACGAGTAAAAACTGGTACAGAGATAAGCTGATAAGTACTTACAACTTCTCGGAAGATTCAAACATTTTAGAGCTGCATATGGATGCAGGCGGTGGATCGGCACGAGGCGGACATATCATCATCAAAGAGGGATTCGCTCCAGACGAATACGATTTGTCACTTGCTCTTTTTATCTCTATATTAATGCCGGGAAGAGCCGAGAATATCAAGTATCGTTCTGACCTGGCAAATGTAGACCGGGCTGCCAAGAGAGGGCTGAATTATCGTTTAATGGAATGCGGATTTATTGACAATGATCAGGACAGAAAAATTTTTAATGATCATATTGCGGAAATCGCGGAAGGAATCCTCAGGGCTTTCGGAATTATTGTGACGAAAAAAACGACGGGAAAATGGATAAAAGATAAAGTCGGTGACTGGTGGCAGGATCCGGATGGAAGCTATCCACGGAACTGTTGGAGAAAAATAGCAGGGACATTTTACTGGTTTAACGAGAAAGGGTACGTTGTCCAGAATCAGTGGATTCAGTACCAGGGAAATTTCTACTGGCTTAACGGAACAGGGGGAATGCGGACCGGATGGAATAAGATTGACGGGGAATGGTACTTCCTGAATGATGGAGTAGTCGCACCAAAGAAACCGGTTGGGGCTATGTTAACCGGTTGGGTTCTGGCAGGTGGAAACTATTTCTATCTACGACCGAAGAGAGAAGGAAAACATGCACAGGGAACACTACTGGAAGGTGAGTTAAAAGGATATGCCGGTAACGACTATTATCTTGTTAAATCAGGAGAAGACAGACGTTATCAGACAGGCCAGATGCTTACCGGATGGAGACAGGCAGGAGATGATTATTACTGGTACAATACAATAGCCACAAAAGATATGCCGCTTGGAGCGATGTACAAAAATAAATGGTTAAAACTGCCAGAAGCATGGTATTACTTCAAAGATAATGGAGAAATGGCTTGTGATGAAACATTAGTAATTGGCGGTAAGAAGTACATGTTCGGAAAGAATGGATATATGCAGCAGAATGAATAATCACCATATCGCACTATACTTAACTTACTTAGGAAAAAGCATAACTGGCCGAATCAATAGTTGTGGTTTCAAAAGGATCCCCCAGAGCGTTTGTCCCTGGGGGATTGAATATTGTATCATGAGGGGCAAAAAAGGGGCAGAATATTGTACTTTGATATACGGTTTCAGAGTTGGAAACGTCTTAAAATACGTTATTTCCCATTAGTTTGTACCTATTTATATGCATTGAGTAGCCGGCCAGCGGCATCGAACTTAATCTCTGAATATCTTACAAATTCAATGTTTGCAAGATATCCAGAGATTTTTTATATATTAGGAAAGTGCTTTCCTAATATATAAAAAACGCTCCGCTAAGGATGCGCACTGCGGCGTACAATGTAGATGTCGCAAGCGGTCTACGTTTCCACTTCGGTCCTTGCTAAACAAGCGCCACTGGCGCTTAGCAACGCCGCAGGCGCAAGAATGTGCAA